ATTGTGGTAATTCCTATAGTTCCAGTCTTTGGTAGTGTTCTAATTGGATTATTTCCAAGATTTGGAATATAACCATTACTACCATCTAATGTTGGATTATAGAAAAATGCCGTCCCAGAATCCGCCGTAAATTGAGCTTTATAAAGTTTAAATTTAAGATCTTGATATTGATTTGGTGTCCATACAGATCCATTTTGGGACTTATACAAACTACCTAATGCAAATTGTTTCGTATATCTAACTGCTTCAGCATCTGGAAGTGATTGTGTATTTACTGTCGTTTCTCCCATTTGAGCACACCACAATTCATATTGATCGGTGCTTGGGGCAATAATAACAATGGCATATTCTTTACCAGGTGCCAAGTAAATTGGTTCCGGGAAAGTTACTTTAGTAGCCGTTTCTCCAGTTGCTGATGTTAGTATAGCGGGGATTCTATTTCCAGCAGCATCAGTAGTTGTTGGTCTAATTACAGCAGGTCTCCCCAAAACAGACATTGTTGGAATTCCCAACTCAACTGTTCTTATCTCAACTCTTAATGGATGATCATCTGTTGGAATATTACCAAAGAATAAATCTACAGATGTAACAAAAGCACCTTCAGTATCATCACTTTGATAATCAATATTTGGGGCTTGAATATCACTTATATTTCCGCCAACAGCAAAAGTTTGAGCAAGTGGATCTCCATAAAATACTGGTGGTGGTGGCGGATTTCTTCTTACAGTTACTCTTTGAAGTACTCTCCAAATTCCTGTAGACTGATATGATGTTTCTGCTGAAGTTATAAGTTTACTACCTGGCAATGGTTTTGCATTAGTAGAACTATTTGTAACTTTATAAGTTTTAGTTCCTGTAGATATTCTAACAACAGGTGCTGGTTGAGCGAGTGGATTTCTTAGGAAAAAACAACCAATAAGATCACCATAATTATCAGAAATTAATCTGAGGTCTTTGACAAAAGCAATTGCACCACTTGTCTGACCAACTAACTGCATTCCTTTAAGAAGGTATCCAGAATATCTACCCTGTGATTGCGAAGCTAAAGAAAATGTATCTACATTTAAAACTTTTGAAGATTGACTATATTGTTCAGTAAGATTTTCTTCCTTAACATATGGATTGATATTAAATACGGACGATGCTGAATTAAATGGTCCATACTTATGATTGCCTTGAGATACTCTAAAACTAATTAATTGTTCTCCAGCAGCATCATATCCTCTCACTTCTTCACCAACAGTAAATGCTGCAGATGCTCCATAACTTTCTAATGAAGAATCTGGCGAAATTTCAATTAATTTTGGAACAAAATCTACTCCAGCAACTCCATCAAGGAATTGGTAAAATCTAGTCAAAGGTTTAATATTAGTTACAGAAAATTCCGTATTTCTAGATCTCATAAATTGTTCTGATCCAGCAGAAATAACAACATCAGAAGAAGAAACTACTATTGATCCACCTCCTCTTGTTGCTCCACCAACTCTTATTGTTCTTACCCAAGAATCTACAGAAGGTGTTAACTGCACATTACCAGTATAATCAATCACATGGAATGGATTTACATTCTCAACTCTGGTTGCAAGAGGTTGTTCAATCCATTCAAGAGATTCATCATATTTTAAAGTAATTGATCCTCCAGTTTTTTGTACGTTTGAATCTAGTAAAGTAGAATCTGATGAAAGATCTAAATTATCATCAGTTTGTTGATTTTGAAAAGCCATTAAACTTTCCAATGAGTTTCTACTAATAATTGGAGTCAATTCTTGATTATCAGAATCAACTTCTATTGAAGATATATTTAAGTCTATCAAAGAGTTATTTTTAAAATCATCTACAAAAAATCCACTCTTAAATCTATCAATTCCATCAGAATCTCTTATTTGTAAAGTTTTTAAGTTCAGTTCTAACAAAGATAAAGAAGTTACTTCTTCCAAATTCTCAATTCTGTCTTCAATTCTACCAATATCTCTCATAGTATATCTTCTATTATCAACAAGAGATATTTTGGCATCATTTGGATCATACAAATATGGAGGTAAAGTAATGGTTGCCAATTCCATTACTTGATCATTAGTTGTTGTTGGTTCTTGTGGAGAATTTGAGGAATTGCCTTTAGTTACAAACAAAACTCCTTTCTTATCAATATACAACTTATCAATTCGACCAAGATAAAATTCATATCCGACTAAAGAATCTTCATTTGGTGCTAAAATTCTAGTTGGTTGTGAACTAAAATCTCTCGAATCAAAATCAAATGGAGATTGTGTAGAACTGGAAAAAACGGATACTCTAGGACGGAAATCTAATGTATCACTAGATCTTACTCCATCTTCACCTATTTCTGGAATATCTTCAGAAAATCTATCTTCACCATAACTCATTACAGTGAATAAGTCTCCACTATCTGAAGAATCTACATCGTAATAATCAAATATTACAGAAAGTTTTTTGGATGGTATTGGGGTATTCAGATTTCTAACTATTTTAGAATAATCATAATATTGTTCTTTTTGACCTTTATCCAATTTATAAGAATTTGTTAGATCATTATACTTTCCAATAACAAGGGTGTTTATATTTTGAGAAATATTTGATTCTTTAAATTCTACTTTTTCTCCTTTAACAAATCGATCACCATTAAGATAAACTATAGAAACAGTAAAATTATTTAAAGAAGAATTGGTAGAATTCTGTACTACTCTTGCTACAGCATTACTATTGCTACTAATAATATCTTCACCAATTACAGATCCACTTACATCACTAAGGAATACTAATTGATCTAAAGAAGGACTATCAGTATCCAAAGATTCATGAACCGCTAATACCTTAATTACATCAGGACGATTGAGTGATATTTCTTCATCTTGAACTCTTAATCCATAATATTGACTTGTTGTCAATCCACTCAATGAAGTGGTGACTCCAGAAACAGATTTATCGACTGTTAATAATCCATCTCTCTTATATAATTTTTTCTTACTTTTTATCCCTACTTTTTTGAGAGTTGTATTAACTACTGCACCACTAGCACCTAAAGTATTATCGAGACCTCTAAATGATACTTCACTATCACTATGTGTGAAAGAATCTGAAGTTACTGTTCCTATTCCACCACCACTATAATGAATAGAATATCTCTCTGCATCAAATGCAGTAAAGAAAATACTACCTATTCCACTAATTTCTGTTGCGGATGTGGTTACCGTTAGAGCTGCTCCGGAAACAGATTCTCCCCCCAATTGTTCTCTAATTAATAAAGTAGAAGAAGAAAGATTTACAGAAGAAATATTTTGTTCTGGAAGTTTTTCGTATAATGATGCAGAATCATCATTTCTTAAAATTGGAACTCCAAGAGTAACTAAGTGTGTTCCATCAGATTCTCCCCCATCAAAAACACCAGATACTGTGGCAATTCCTGCTAAAGTTACTGTAAGACCATCAGAAGAAACTTCTGCAACTCTATTAAATGTCTCTGTTGTAAATCCGGCAGTTGTTCTTTGATATCTAATAACAGAATCTGTTTTTATTCCAGTAAATACTTTACCAGGACTGGTAGCTGAAAGACCACTAATAGTTAATTCCGTCACTCCATTAGGTAATGGAAATTTATCTAAGAAAGTATCTGCTTTAAAATTAAATGCTCCAGATCCAGATTGACTTACTGATTTAATATCTTCAGTTCCATAAGTTTTTATAGATTTAATTACTCTTGGTTTATCTTCTCCATTAACTATTATTTGTTCTCCAACAGAAAATCTTCCAGAAGTTTGTGTTAAAGTTATATTTACTGTTGAGCTATCGGCAATTGCAAATCCATTAGCACCACTACTTTTACCCTTAATAAATGATGATTTCAATGTATTAAAGGTATCATTTAATTCTAAAATTGTATATGTTTGTATATCATACAAATATAAATCCCAATTAGTAGAATTTCCGGTATAAGAAGCATCCGTAATATTAAAAGTATATAATCTCGCACTACCAACGCCAACACCTTCAGAATTATGTTGGCTATGTAAACTTATTATAGATCTTTCTTGAGGAGTTCCTTGAACTTTATTAACTCTCAAAAGATTTCCCAATGAGAAAGAAACATTAGAGTTGGAAACTGATTGCGTATCTCTTGGTTTATCTACATCAATAACTGTTGTTCCAGTCGTTTCTACATCATATCCCCTAACATATGCTTTTCCTGGAGATATTTTTACACACATTAAGTCATCTGATGGATCATTTAGTTCATCTGTTTTCTGATTATCAAAATATAATCCATCATTACCAACTCCATTATTTAAAGAGTTACGTAGAGATACATCAAATGGATCTACAGAGTAACTTCCAGATTCATCATTTGTTCTTTCTGCAAGATAATCTTTAATTAAATTATATTCAGTTTTTGTTTCAATAAATTGAATTTTACCATCTCTAACTCTTAAAAGTTCTACAAAATCAGTATCATCAAAATTAGATAAAAGTTTTTTAGTTAAAGTTAAAGTAATTTCTAATCTATCTGCTCCTGGAGCAGCATAATTTGAAAATCCCTTAGCATTATCATATAATGAATTATCATCTTTAGCAGATATAACATTTTCGTTTATCTTTAATCCTACTCTATATGAAGGAGTATTGCTATACTCATCTAATAAAATTGTTTGCTTCAAGACATTAACAAAATATCCACGAATAAAATATACACCATTATCAATAGATGCGGCTGATCCTACAAAAGTTGCATTTAAGTCTATTAAAGACGCAAAAGCAGTTCCAGCATTTATTGTTGTATTTCCATACGTAATATTTTCATCACAAATTAAAGATTCCCCATCATCAAACTGATCAAAAATAAAATTATTATTAGAATCTACATATTTAACATATAATGTTAAATCTTCTACACTAGTCGATTCGCTTGGAAAAGAAATAAAGACTACTTCTGCAGTAGTTCCTGAACTTTGTCCTGTTATCTTTTTGCCAAGGTACTTATCAATATAAAGAGAAACATCTGCACCAAAATTTGTAGCATTTAACTTTACTGCATAAAATTGACTATCGTATGAAATACCACCGGGAGATACTACAGACCCCTCTTTGAAAATATGACTTCCAAAATCTTCTATTTGATTTTGTAATATTGATTGCAGAGTTGTTAATTCTCTTGCCTGTACAGGAAATCCAGGTTTAAATAAAACTTTATAAAAATTATTATCAGAATTGAAATCATCATAATATGGATTAATATTTAAATTTCTTTTTTGTGCCATTTGTTTTTAGAATTCCAGAATAATTTTAACGTCTTCTTTTTGCCTAGAGTCCCTAGTTACAAGAGTTCGATTATCAATATAAATTATGTCTCCTGTCTTTCTATTTATCTCCGGATTGGCAAGTCCATTTGTAAAAGTAACTCCCAAATTAATTCCATCAAAAACATTAGTTGGAGTTTCTTCTCCAAAGGAGGAATCAACAGATCCAGTAAAATTTGGATTTGTTGATACTATAGAACCTCCAGTCGAACTAAAATCTAAAACTTTAGAATTTGCCGTATTATCTGTAGAATCTACATTATTTTGAAAACACAAAGTTCTATCAGTATAATATTTCAATACTTTAGTGTCTTTATCATATGAAGCAACATATCCCTTTGCCGTTTCATTACCTATTGTCTGAGTAATTTCATTTCCAATTCCCGGTCCATTTTTATTAGACTCATCTACTGTAAGTTTAATTGCTGATAACGAAGAGTATTGATTATCAGTAAAAATACTTGTCCCACCAAATGCTAAAGGATTTTTTATAATTCCAACTTGAGCAAATTTTGTATTGGTTGGAAAATCTCTAGTAGAATCATCAAATCTAGCATAAATCAAAACTCTATCAGCACCCAATTCTGTATAGATATCATTTCCATGACCTTTTGCGGGCGGTATGATGGGTATTAATTTTGCTGCATCTGATGAACTATTATGACCAGTTGGTCTCAAAGGACTTAAATCAACATAACCATAAGTGTATCCACTACCACCTGCGGTTATTTTTACCGATTCAATTTTCTTTTCAGAATTTATAGTTACTAATGCCTTTGCTCCGGTACCATCTCCGACAATATTACATTCTTTGCTTTGATTATATGTGTAATTATTTCCTGCGTTATCAATATAAACTGCCTTCAATTGATTTAAATTAATATCAGAATCACCCGCTTCACGGACATTTTGTATTTGAGGATCTGTAGATGTGCTCCAATCATTAGGAACTACAATATATTCTGTAGAATCAAATTTTATAATATCACTTGGCGAAACAGAAAACAAATATTTCCATACATACCCATCTCCACTTGTTCCAGCAGATGATGGTTCCAAATCTGTAAAAGTTGGTTCATCCTGAGATTTATTACCTTTTAGATTAGATCCAGATGATCCATTCTCAATACAAATATAAACTTTAAAATCACTATTCATTACATAGAAGTTAGAATCATATAATCTAGAAGAATTAGAATTTGGAGTAGGATTACTTACACTATAATCATGACGATACATATCATACTCTCTATTAGAAGTCCAATTAACTTTTCTAATTACTCTTCTAATATTTTTACTTGTAATTTTTTTCCCAAAAAGAGAAGTTTTTCTGTAATGGGAAAGATAATCTAAATTATCTACAGGATCTTTATTGCTATTATCTGCTTGATTCCAAGTAGATGTTCTACCAAAACCAGGACTTGGATCTGTAGGATTAGACAGACCCAAAAATACATAATAAGAATTATTTTCGTTCAGTACAGAATCTACAAAATTACTAGCATTTAATATCCTAAATTGATCTGTTACTACGGCAGCCATATTATTAGTTTTTTAGATATTTATAATCATTCATCTAGTGCTCCGGTTTGCCTATATCCAATTCCTCCACCTCTTCTTTGAATTGTTGGGAATGATGATAATCCAGCATCAACAG